AGGGAGAACAATTAAAGACTTGTCGTAATGAGCAATCTGCTCGTAACTTCATAGCAAAGCATCGTAAACTACCTAAACAAGGAACTGTAATCCTACCATGAAAACTAAAACCAAGTTCGTTTGTGTTACTCCTACCAGCGATAATGCAAAAGATCTTTTTGTACACCAAATGGATAAATTCCATTCATGTAGAATAAAGGAAGTCAAAGATGAGCAGTATTATCTTGAGTCTCTTAACAGAGAGTGCTATTTTTGGGTAAATAAAAAGGGAGATAACAATTGGAGAGTTGAATCATGACTGAAGAAGCACCTGGTGTAATGAATTTGACTGCAAATTTGCCTAAAGATTCATTGGTTCAGATTACTGTTGATAGAATGGGTTTAATTATTATGATATCTGCTGCACATAAAGCAATTCAACAGGTAGATTCATTTAATCTTGGTGATGAATTGGATACTGATATCACACCATATCATGATATGAGAGATACTCTTATCAAACAGTATAAATCAGTTTTTGATGATGAGGAGTATAAAGCAGCACTTGATCTCTGATGCATATTGTACTAGAATGTGAGAAGAATATTACAGAGTACTTTACTAAATGGTTAAAGTACTTTGTAATGAGGAGTGATTTTCATAGGGATGAGACTAATAGTTCTCTTTCAGAAGATTGCTTTGCAACTACTAACATTTTAGGTGTTGTAAAAGATCCTGTGTTTGATGAATACATTGCGTATTTAAAGGACATAGTTGAAGCGGTAACTAACAAGAAGTTAAGTTACCACTACCTACATATGATAAGTTATGATGCTGGAGGATATATGTCTCCTCATCGTCATGATCATAATGAGGATTATTCATTTATCCTTTATCTTAACACATGTAAGGATGGTGCAACTGTTTTACATTATGATGATTGTGAACATCATATAGCACCTGAGAGAAATAAGATACTTGTGTTTAGTGCCGACACTAAACATTCTGCTAAATTCTCTGACTCTAAACAAATTCTTGTCGGTGGTTTAACTTTAAAATTATGAAGGATCAAAACTCAATAGATGATACCGAATCATACGATCAGAAATGGAATCGGGGATTGGATCTTTACATCGAATCGGTTCAAAAACCAGATCATGTTCTTCGTGCTTGTGCTCATAATCAGAAATGTTATAATGAGTTGATGGCAGTGAGAGATCATGTGCTGGAGTATGTCAGGACTTTAAGGAAGGATGTATAATGTACAAAGCATTACCCAATTGTTTACATGTAAAGGATAGTCCTATTGCAGGTCAGGGACTATTTGCTACACAGGATATACCAGATGATGTTTATCTTGGCATATCTCATGTTGTAGTGGATGAAGAGATTATGAGAACTCCTTTAGGTGGGTTTGTAAATCATAGTGAAGATCCTAATTGTGTCAAAGTTTTTGAGGAAGAGGAGTGGGGTAAGATATATCACATGAGAACTATTAAGGATATAAAGAAGGGTGATGAACTATTCTTGAAGTATACATTCTACAATGTCTAAAGCATCACAACTTATACTTGATTATATCTTGAGTGAAGAGATGACAAGTAAACTTCGTTCTAAGGCAGAATCGGAGGGAATAGATATGTTGGAACTGAAGAGAGTACGGAAAAGTGTAATACATTATTTGCAGGAGATGTCATGCTAAGTGATGATTATAGTGGTCCATATCTAAAGAAGTTTGCTATCCCTTTTTTTAAAGGGAAGGTATCAGATTGGGATACTAAGAGAGAATCAATACTACAGATATATGATAGGTTTAAGGATAACATGGTAGAAGGTGATCAGTTGACTGATTATAATTCTAATCGTCAGTATCATTTTTTGTTGGAAGGAATATTGATGGATGATCTTCTCAAAGTTAAGACTGATTTTGGTATAGAGAAGCAAATTAGAATTAACTCTGCATGGTTCCAGCAATATAATAAAGCACATGCACATTCAGTACATAATCATGGTTTTGGTGGGTTTAGTTCTGTTCTTTACCTAAAGTTTGATTCAGTTTATCATAAACCAACTACCTTTGTTTCTCCCTTTTTAAATAATATGGATGGTAATGTATTTGAATATATACCAACAGATGTAGAAGAGGGAACCTTAATAGTCTTCCCAACTAGTTTACCACATTATGTTCCACCTAATACATCTGATGTTGATAGATTAATACTTTCAATGAATATTTGCTGATTAATATGCTTAAAGTTCCTCATGAGTTCCAGTTGCATGTCACTCATTCTTGTAATTTAACATGTGAGGGTTGTACACATTATATGAATCAGGGTCATAGTGGTCATCTATCACTAGAGGATGCTGATGAATGGATGAGTAATTGGAATACAAAAGTTATACCTAAAAGATTTACCTTGATGGGTGGTGAACCTTCATTACATCCAGACTTGGGTAATTTTGTGTTGCTTGCTAGAGAGAAGTTTGCCAATACAGATATTGAGATTGTTAGTAATGGATTCTTTTTACATAAACATCCAGAATTGTGGAAGCAGTTAGTAGATACTGGAACAGTATTGGGTGTATCTGTTCATAGTCAGACTGATGCTGTATATGTGGAGAAGTTTAAACCTGTTTATAAATTGATGCAAGATTGGATTAAGAAGGGTGTTAGAGTAGAGTTAAGACCATCTATTGTTCATTGGCAGAGACAGTATAAAGGATATGGTGATAAGATGGAACCATATGAGGATGGTGATCCAGTATCTAGTTGGAAGAATTGTGTGTCAAAGTTATGTGTTCAAGTATATCAAGGTAAACTATGGAAATGTCCTGGTTTAACATACCTACCACTACAAGCAGAGAAGTATAATTTATCTGATAAGTGGGATCTATATTTAAAATATGTACCACTAGATAAATATGCTACACGAGAAGATATTAGGAAGTTCTTCTTGCGTAAGTCTGAGATATATTGTAGCATGTGTCCTGCTGGTGTAGAGAAGTTTAAACCAGAAGATCCACTGTTACCAGTCTCCTATTGGAAGAGAAAATATGGAACTTGATTGGCAACCTCCATTACATGATGATCCTAGAACTATAGAACATTTTGACTTTTGTGATAAGAAGATCTATAGGGCATATAATTTATTAAGTTCTTATGATAGGAATAATTTAATAGATGAGGTTGAGCATGAATTAGATCAGCATGAGGATAAGTGGGATAGATGTACCGAAGTTACCAACTATCTGGTAAATAGGAAGTTAACTCATATGCAATCATGGAGGTACTTCTTTAAATTAATTAAGAAGCATTTGTATGATTATTCAGAGTTGGTAGGAGATGAGAGTATTAAAGATCTTCATGTTGCTTCGTGTTGGGCAAAGAGAATGAAGGGAGTGACCCAGAAGTTATATGATGGTCAACTCTATATAAACTATGGTAATGTTCATAAGCATGAGTACTTTGATCTTGGGATGATATATTATCTCAAGAATCCATCTAGAATTTATGGAACCTTGATAGAGAATGATGGTAGAGAGATAATTATTCCAGGTGATGAGAATTCTCTGTTAATACATCATTCTAATATCAATCATCAACCAGTCAACCCAGAACCATTGGTTGCAATGAATTATTATAGATGTGTGATCGTTGTTGACTTTGTTAGTCCACTTAAGTTAGAATACTTCAAAAAGAGAAATGCCCAGTAGTTTTGAGAGGATACTACAAATAACTGTTCTTAATAAGATTAAGGATAGAGATATATCCAAATTAACTGGTGATGAATTGGATTGGTTAAAGACAAGACCAGATGTTATGGAGACTATCAATGAAGCAGTGAAGTATAATAAACTTAGGGATGACCCCTACTACAAAGATGTTATATCTGGTACAATAGAAGAGATTCTAATAGATCTTGGATTACAAAACCTAGAGGCAGATGTTTAAACAATTAAATGAGACATTCACAGTAGATTCACTTACCAAAACTGGTAAGAAGATAGAGTATGGTATGGATACACCAATAGGATTTGCTGGGATAAGATATTCATATGTAAGACTTAAAGAGGATCATTTATTACAGGTAATTCCTTCAAGGTATAGAGATAGGTGTACATTCTCTTTAATGGAAGTAAATCATAAGATACCTGCACATACTGATAGTGGTATTGAAGCAATCATAAACTTCTATATTAGAACTGATAGGATGTTTACTCAATTCTATCATCCCAGAGATGATGTTGAGACTGTTCAGATTAAGAATCAAACTGATGGTGCAATATTCCATGATAAGTATCTAAAGAAGTCTAATAAGTTTATGGCACATGAGGGTGATGCATACTTATTGAATGTATCTCATCCACATGCACTTATACCTTCAGAGAGAGGACCAATAAGGAGAACAGCAATTTGTATGCAGTTGCTTGAGACAACTTATAATGAAGCATTGGATATGTTGAGAGAGACGGAGTACATAAGTGATTAAAATAATTGATAATTATTTGAAACCTGAGGAGCATGAACAAATTCGTGCATATTTTATGGGTGAGATGGATGATGGAACTATTGAGGGTTCTTGTAATTGGAATTTTGTGGATGGAATCGCACAGGTAGGTGATGGACACTGGCATTTTGCATCGTTTATACATTCAATGTTTGAGGTGAGAGTTCCAAAAGCATATGAGTTACTAAAACCTCTTATCATGAGAGCAAATATGTCTTCTATTGCTAGAATCAAAGCAAATTGTATGATGAGAACAGAGGAATTGATGGTATTTGAAGACGGGTATCATTGTGATTATCCACATACATTGACTACAGCAATATATTCTATTAATACTACTGATGGATATACTAAATTTGAAGATGGTACAAAGTGTGAGAGTGTAGCAAATAGATTTTGTATGTTCCCATGTGGAACGAGGCATACTGGAACAACATGTACAAAAACAGATCGTAGATTAGTAATTAATTTTAATTATGTGAGTTATGATTATATGATAGACCATAAATGATTGACATTGAGCAGTTAGAATTGCATGTCACACATGCATGTAATTTTACTTGCGAGGGATGTTCACATTATTCCAATCATGGTCATACTGGTAATATAACATTGGATGATTGTGAAGAGTGGTTATATGGGTGGAGTAGGAGAGTAAAACCAAAGACATTTACTATACTTGGTGGTGAACCAACATTAAATAAGAATCTACCTGATATTGTTTATATGGTTAGGGCAATGTTCCCTGATCCTTCCACTGGTATAGATGTAATAACTAATGCAACTGGATTACATTTACAACCTAGATTACCCCAGATGCTTGTAGCAACTGGTGCTACTCTAGCAGTATCAATTCATAGTACAGAGCATCCAAATTATATTAAGAAGTTTAAGCGTGGGTACAAACTTGCTAAGAAGTGGAAGCATGATCTTGGTGTGTGGGTAGAGTTCTGGGACTTCACCAATAAGGAGTGGGTTAGACAATATAAAGGATTTGGTGATAGAATGATGCCATACGAGGATAATAATCCTAGGAAGAGTTGGGAGGTATGTATATCAAAGTATGCCATGCAGTTGCATGAAGGTAAACTGTGGAAGTGTCCAGCATTAGCATACTTACCAATGCAAGCAAAGAAGTATAATTTATCTGATAAGTGGAATCCATACTTAAAGTATCAATCATTGGAGGTAGACTGTACTGATGAAGAACTTGAAGAGTTTTTAAATAGAGAAGACGAATCATTTTGTTCAATGTGTCCTGCTAATCGTGATGTATATACTAAACCAGATCCAACATTACCTGTAACTTATTATGAGAGACTACACAAGAGAGTATAATCTCTTTAAACTTAAGCATCCATTTATAAAGTTCTTTAGTATTCAGGACAGACCTGATACTATTGATTGGTTTGATCAAGATACTAAAGAACGTGCTAAGAAGAACTACACACCTGAATGGAAGTATGCAACCAAGAGGATAGAATATCATGTTAATTCTGATGGTTATCGTACAAAGGAATGGACTGATATTCATTGGAAAAATTCTATAGTTCTGTTGGGTTGTTCTTATGTGTATGGGGTTGGTGTTGCTGAGGATGAGACAATATCATATCAATTAGAGGATATGATAGGTCACCCTGTAATTAACATGGGTGTGCCTGGATCTTCACCAACATTTACAATACATAATCTCTCATGTCTATTGGCACAGTATAAACCCAAGGGTGTTGTGATTGGATGGTCTGGATCTGGTAGAGCACCATACTATTCTGATGAAGTAACTCATTGTGGTAATTGGTTAGAGGATGATGCTGGTATGGGATTAGCATGGAGATATAATAAGAGTCATGGTGAGATAACTTCTCATTTGTGTAGACAGATTGCTCAACAGTTATGTCATGATACACCATATGCTGACTTTACTCTCTTTAGGGATAACCAGATAGGTGCAGAGTACATACCACAAGTGGATTATGGTAGAGACATGGCACATGCTGGGTGTGAGACTTATAACAACGTAGCAGAGTATGTTGCTGGACAATTAGTATTATGATATAATCTTGAGTAGTTAAGGATAGTTTATGGGAACTAAGCAGTTTAAGACCACTGATAAGAAAGGACGGGAGTCCACTTGGGAGTGGGAAGAGACACCTGAGTTAATCAAAGCTCTTGAGGTTCTTCATAAAAACAGTGATTCAACATCTAAATCTAAAGATGGATAAAGCACCTCTAAATATGGAAGAACTGACTGATGCTGCTGATCAGTTCTTCCCACACTTCGATTTTGTTATGACCAGATTACCAGAAGGAACATCTGTTAAGGATATTCTTCATGTAATGGATGTCGTTGCTGACATTGGTTATAGTAATCGTGATCGTAAAACCAAGATAGTAGGATTTGTACACTGTGAAGATTCCGTGGAATAGGGGAGTATGACTATTCCTAATTTTACACACCTCCCCATGTATGATTCAAACAATGAGATAGATGAATTACTATTTCAATGTTTTGATTATCCAGATTATCAAAGAGTCAATAGAGTTTTAAATAAAGTAATTGTGGATTCTATTGGTACTTTTGGAGGATTTGTATCAGGTGGAACAAGGAAGACAGATGATTATGCTATACTAAGGTCTAGACATATATCAGAGGTGAATGATTGGTTGACATGGATAGAATCTCTTATACCAGAGGTTTTTAAAAGATTCCTTACTCATACTAGATCATCATCACCAGATCCTACTGAGGGTGAGTTTAAAATTGATATGTGTTGGGGTTTGATATTCAACCCTAATGATAATCTTATCAAACATTCTCATTATCCTCATGCATTAGCGTTTGCCTATTACGTTGATCAACCAGATGGTTGTTCTCCTTTAGTAATAGAAGGTCAACCAGTAGAACCTAAGAATGGTAGGTTGACAATATTCAAGGGTCACTCTTATCATGAGGTTCCCAGATCAAATGATGCTGGAAGAGTGACAATTTCAGGTAATATACTATACTTACCACAACATCAAAAAAACAAATGAGATTCTTTTTAGACACTGCAAACATAGAAGAGATTGAGTCACGTTATGATACAGGACTTATTGATGGGGTAACAACAAACCCTACCTTGATACTTAAGTCAGGTCGTACTCAACAAGATGTAATCAAAGAGATTGCACAAAGATATCCTGCTATGGAGAGTATATCTGCTGAGGTAGTCGCTGAGACTGCTGATGAGATGATAGCACAAGCAGAGACTTACTACCCAATCTCACCTGCTGTTACTATTAAAGTTCCATGTACAGTTGAGGGACTTAAAGCATGTAAGAGATTGAGTGATAATGGTATTCCAACCAATGTAACACTTGTATTCTCTGTTGCTCAAGCATGTTTAGCAATGAAGGCAGGTGCTACATACCTCTCACCATTTGTAGGTAGACTTAATGACAATAGTTTTAGTGGTGTTGAGTTAATCAAAGCAATCTGTGGTGTTCAGAAGGAACATAAGATGGAGACTAAGATCTTAGCAGCATCTATTAGAGAAGCACATCAAGCATCACGTTGCTTATTGTATGGTGCTCATGTTCTTACATTACCACCAAAGACCTTTGATAATATGTACAAGAGTGTACTAACTAGGGAAGGTCTTGATCTATTCAATCGTGATTATGCTGAGGCAAGTTTAAATGTCTAAGATTTATGAATCCCCTGATGGTGGCAAGACTGTCTACGTTAGGGATACTGATACTCCAGACAAAGAGAGAGAACTCTTATTTGATTATAAGTTGATGGATGCTGAGTTACAAGCAAATTCACCATATAATGATGGATGGACTCAAGAGGCATATCGTGAATATGCAATGGAACGTAGACAGGAATTGCAGATGCCTCAAGTTGAAGAGGAACTTTGGCCCGCATGGATTAAGATGAATTTAACTGAGGAAGCAATGAAGACATATGGTAGTTGGAAGGCAATGCAAGAAGATGGTTGGGAGTTGACAGAGGATGGGTTCTGGATAAATGACGGATCTGCAAAGGTGCTAAATAAAGAATAAAGGAATAACATTATACAATGTCGGCAATTCTTACAGCGACGGGTGTCACTTTTAGTGATTCTACCTCGTTAAATTCAAAATACGCTGTTGTTGAACAGGGTGCTGCTATGGTTTTCTTCCAAGCAGCAGCTCCGACTGGATGGGTTAAAGAGAACGCACATAACGATAAAGCATTACGACTTGTTAATGGTACTGGTGGTGGATTTGGATTTGGTGGTACTTCTGGAGCAGGTGGATTAACATTTTCTCAGGTATTCCCAAATGCCACATCATCTTTGAATGTTCCGTTTAGTGCTACTACAACTGTAACAGGTAGTGTTGGTGGTACTACTTTAGCAATCTCCCAAATACCTGATCATACTCACAATTCATTAACTGGTGGTACTGCTTCTGCTTCAGGTGGTGGTAGTAACTTCAGGGTTACTGGTAGTGCTCCTACTGGTAATGTTGTGTCTCCTAGTGGACAGATAGGACAACCACATGATCACCCGTTTAGTGGACAAGCAACATTCTCTGCTAATGGAGCAGGACAGATTGACTTAAGACTTCAGTATGTTGATGTATTAGTTTGTACATTTAGTTGATATGGCAAGATTAACTGAAAATGGAATACAATTTGACTTAGCAAATGCTAATAACTCCATTAATTCATATTATTGGATGTATCCTGCTAACACACAGAAGATATTTTGGGAACCTTCAGCACCTCCTGGATGGACTCAGGTAACAGATGCTTCTGTTAATAATAAAATGCTGAGAGTTGTGACTGGAACAGGTGGAGGATTTGCTTCAGGTACTTTAAACTTTACTACAGGACTATCTGCTACGAAGGACATTGATATAACAGTTGATGAGACAGAGAACATTGTACCACCAGGCGGTATACCAAAGGTAATTGGTGACCATACTCTAACAGTTGCACAGTTACCAGAACACGAACATGTTCATACATTGGGACCAACTGGAGGTTCAAACGCTACACCATTCAGTAATACTGGTGCAAGAGTAGTTGATGGTGCTACTAACACTGGTGGAGTATTAGAAGGAGCAGGTGGTGGTCCACATGATCATCCTTTTAGTGGATCAGTAAAGATTGAAGGAACATATACAGCACAGGTTAACTTGGCAGTTCAATATGTCGATGTTATAATATGTAAACTGGATTAATTTATCTAAATAACTTGACTTAGATTTAGTATGGCACAATTAGAACCAGAAGATTTTTGTCCATTGATACAAGATAAGTGTAAAAAACTTGGTTGTTCATGGTATACACAAATTAGAGGTGCTAACCCCCAAACAGGTGAAGCAGTAGATGAGTGGGGTTGTGCTGTTACATGGTTACCTATGTTATTAATAGAGAACTCTCAGCAATCTAGAGGTACTGGTGCTGCTGTTGAGTCATTTAGAAATGAGATGGTGAAGGCGAATGAAACTAACATAAATGTATTATCTGCTGCTGCACAGATGATGCAAGAAAGAAA